CATCTCTTGTTGTTTTTGTTCAGAAGATTTAAGAACAGTATTAAGTTGTGCAATAGAGTCAGATTGAACAATTTTACCAAGATCATAGATAGAAGCTCCAGTAGTATTGTTCTGCATAGCCATTTGTTTTAACTGTTCAAGAACAGCTCTATGGTTTGCAGTAGTACTACAGAAGATATTAAGATCTCTCATTAATAGATCTGTACCATTAATCTCAAAATTAACTTTCTCATCTGCTGTGGTTATATAAGTTAATCTTGTAGATGGTTTAGTTGAATGATAATATTGTGCTAGGTCAGTACGCATTTGGTGTACTCTAGGCATTAGATAATCACAGTGTTGGATAAAGAATACCTCTGTCTGTGCATAAGATGCTGCAGCTGCTTGTTCTACACCTGTAGCTGTCATCTGCGCTATCTGTTGACCCATTCTTTGTGGAGTAACACCAATTACTTCATATGCTTGTTGCTTAAAATGATTAGCTAACTGAATCCTAGACATTAATCTTTCTGTCTGAGATAGATCTAGTTTTTGGAAATGCTGGAAGTTTAATGCATTCTCTGTATTTGTAATAGATGTATCTAATGGTAACATCTGGAAGTTCTTCATTGCAACATATGCCTTAGCATAGTTTCCTTTACCCCAGTCTTCACCAAGTGAATGTTTAGGTAAAGTATTCTGATCTAACATGATGATAGTACCAAGCTCATCTACAAGGATATCAGCAATCTGATTGTTTACAATGTTGTATCCAATCTGATATGGCTTCATTAGATCAAGTAAAGCTGTAGATCTAGTATTTCTATCAGAGAATACAGAACCCTCTACAGGAAGCTTACATCCGTACAATGTGCTATCTCCTTTAAACTGGAAAGGAATTGGTCCAAGTTTGCTTTTATTTATTCCTATGTACATTGGTGTAAATCCACCAGGATTATTCATACCCCAGAAACTAGGAATATTTGGTCCAATTTTAATTCCTCCCCAAACCTCATTAATCCAAATCCAGTCTATGTGTTCTCCATAGATTAGATTGTCTTTAGTTTTATTTTTGTTTAGTCTAGTATCATAGATTGGTTTAATAGTAGTTTCATAGTCTTCATCAACTATATCCATCTTTACTTCACCATTATCATCTATAGAAATTAGATGCCCAACTTTTCTTTGTGATTTCCAATATATTGTAGTTACTCTTAATAAGTATGCAATACCTTGATCATAATAATCTTCTCCTTCAGAAAGTATTTGTGCAATAATATCTCCTCCACTATATACTGAGTTTGACATTGCAGTAGTATACTGTCTATATGCTAATGAAGGCATGTTAACATTCCAGTCATGAGATTTAGTTCCATCATAGAATGTTCCATCATTCTGGTAACCACCAATTGTATAACCAGCAGATCTAATTGGATATATAGCCTCTAGTGCTTTTAATTGCTCTTCATTAAGCAAGTAACCATATTTGTCAATAACATCTGATGGTGTCATCATATCTGTTTTACCAACCCAGTTAGCTTGTGAGATATATCTTACATCAGGAGATTTGTGATAGAAAGTAACTACTGGATTCCAAAGTTCTACCTCATAGTCATCTTCCATCATTCTAAAATGCCAGAACTCTCTATCTGTAATAAGCATATCACGGAAAGCTCTTTCTTCTAGCTCATCCATTCTAAATCTTTCTACATCTACTTTGTGTTGGTGAGTAGCCCACTCTTCTATCATAGATCTGTAATCTTTCTTAAAGAACATTTCTATTTCAGGAAGAGACTTTAATTTTTCATCAGATGTTCCTTGTGTAAATTCTTCAGATGCCGGATCTAATCCTTGGTCCATTAATGCAGATGCTGTTTTTAATCTTGCATCTTCTAATAGAGTATCCTCTACCATCTTTCTCTTTTGCTCTAGCATCTCATTATATGAGAACTCATCTACAGCACGGTAAGTTAACTTAGTTGATCTTTTAGCAAATTCAGCTACTAAGACATTAATAACATTTGGAATAATTGGATAGAACTTTAACTCTAATGCAGAAGCATCTTCCTTTGTAAGTAATTCTACTATATCTCTATACTCATTATTATCTTCTACAATATAATCTGATCTATCTATGATACCTTTTGCAAGCTTATAGTTTTTCATTAGTCTTCTGGCATTTCTGCGGATTTGTTTTAATCCTTGCCATTCAACCCAGTCAAGATTCCAAGCAGCCCACTTTTCATCTTTTTCTTTTTTAGGTAAAAATTGTAAAGGTTGGGTAATAGTACCCATCCTATTGTTTTCAACTTTTGCTCCTTTCTTTAACTGTAATGCGTTATATACTTGCATAGTTATTTTATATTTTTAAATGGGGATTTTTTAAACACTGACCCATTTGTTAATCCACGGTTGCTGCCCATATGCCTAAATGGACTACTATTTAATTTAAACATTTTTTCTGACTTTTGCAAGTTTTTAGCAGTATCATCCATAATGACTTTTCTTGCATATCCTCTATTAGACTGCTGTATTCTCATGAAAGCAACTAATGCAGTAAATGCAACAAGTCTATCCACGTTGAGTCCTTCTACATATTCTTGCATCTCTTTGATTAACATTGGATCTGGAATTCTTTCTATTCCATATTTAGTTCTTACAATTGTTCCATCAGGTTTTGTTTCTACATCTAGTTCTTCTTTACAATACTCAATAACATAACTAAGCATGTGAGACTTGAATAAGTTACCAGTGTTTCTCCAACCATACTCCTGGTACACGTTAGTATTTGCACCAAGATCTTTAAGAAACATGATCTGTCCTTTTGGTACAAGATATCTTTGCTTCTTTCTAGATATCATATACTGTATAAACAAAGACACGTTACTTTCTATAAGTGCCCATGCATTATACCATTCTATTATTAGTTCTAATCTCTGATGAGTTTTATTAATATCATCAAATCTACCACACCATGCGGCTACTATTCTATCTTGTTCAATGTAAGTTTCTGTTTCTACGCCAGTTACCTTCTGTACTTGAACAGGAGCTTTCATTATATATATTGAACATAGTGATTCTGAGGTAGTTGTTTTTCCTTCTGACACGGGGTCAATAGATGCATAATAGTCCCCAAATTGTATATCTTTAATTGGCCTTTCCCAAACAACTAATGTTCCTGTTTTATCTTCTAGTTTTTTAGATACAGGGAACTCCATAATTGGGAGTTTATTTGTTTCCTTTACTGCAGGTTTGCCATTCTCATCATAGAATATATCTAAGAATTCATAGGCATATTCTTTCTCTTCTATTCTTCTTCTTTGTGCCGCTACTAGATGTGGAGGAAATATAGATACTGATCTATGTGCAAATGCTTCCTCAATATTTCTAGGGTGCTGAGATATCCTTAACTGGTAATCTTCCGGAGATAATTCTTTCTTCCATTTTTCAAATTGCTCTTCTAGGGCAATCAAAGCTTCTTCTACTTGTGAATTACCATATTGATCTATATGTGGTGGCATAGACCATTGCTCAGGAATAAACAAACCTGAGAGACCTTCTGTTCCTTTACTATCTATTAAATTAGTTTCTACAGCATAAATATCTTTTGAAGTAGGATTTAGGATCATATCTTTGAGAGGATTACACTGAGATAAATCCCCCACTGAGCCCGCAGCTATAAACATACCTGTAGTAATTAAACCAGATCTCATTGCTGGTCTCATATACTCATATGTCTGATCCATCTTAGGAGCAATACCTGCCTCCTCATGGAAGAAGAACTTTACTGGACCCCCTACACCATTTGTAGGATCTTTCTCAAATGACATACCTTGCATAGTACCTTTGAGACCAACCTCATTCTTTCTATCTCCTTTTCTAACTTCTATCTTCTGTTGCCACATCATTACCTTATGTGGAGTCATTGGTCTATACCAAGCAGTATGCTCATTTAAGAATGCAGCATATTCATCCAAGAATTTCCAAGAGCCTTTCTCATTTATATAGTCTTTAAGACTTGCTCCTATCTTTAATGTGACCCCAGACTCAAACCAAATCTGGTTTAAAAGCTTAGCCATATGAAAGTAAGAGGAAGCTATCTGACGTTTCTTAAGAATAGCTACATGCTTGTAGTTGAGTTCTGCCAATAGTTCATAGAGGGCCATGTGATACTGTGCATCCCGTATTTTGGCAAAGTCAAAAATTTGCTGTTCTTTATCAAATATTGGTAGGAAGTTAAGCCACATGTAGTAGTCTCTAGTAAGGTACCATATGTTGTCTCCTGATTTATAGATAACTCCTCTCCTACATCTGAGTTTTTGTTCATCCCAGTAATTGATAAAATCTTTGGATTTAAATGGAGAGTCGCAGTAATACCCATTTTCTCTGAACTTTCTTGATTCAGAATTAAATAATAAGCTAGTTTCATCAAAGTTATATTTACCTGGTTCTTTAAATAAGTCTCTTAAAAACTTGGCAAACTCTTCTCTTGAAGAAAAGTCTGTAACAGTCCAAGTACCATTATCATAGGTTGGTATGTTTTCAAATATCTCCATTACTGATCATATGCCATTCCTATTCCACCTCTTACTCTACTAGATTGTTCTTCCTGTAGATCTTTATATGCACCTTTAAAAGATGCTCTAATTGCTTCATAGTTTTTAGCAGCATTTACTAAAGCTGTAATATTACCATCTCGCCCGTGTGTGATAGGTGTAGTTTCCATGTATCTACCTAATCTATCTAACATAGATGCAATTCCTTTATATGCTCTAGATGTAGGAGTTTCAAACATTCTCTGGCAAAACTGCAAGGCTATGTATATATCTTCATCTTCAGTAGAGAAGTCTGCTTCTATTTGATCTAGAATTAAAGACTCTTTATCTAAATCCGGAGTATAAAAGAATGGATTTAAATCTGGATTAGGACAAGTCATATAGAATAAGTACTGATATATCTTGATATAGTTATCAGGATAGTTATCCATAACCATCTTAAGAGCCTTTAGGGTATAGCAATGTTCTGTGGGAATTACTTTACCATTCTGTATGTCAAATAGTTTTACTATCATTTCTTTTTAATTTTATCTCTGTTATCATGTAAGTAGTGCATAATAGCAATTACCTCATCTTTTAAATATGGTATTTCCATTTGTACTACATCCTTAACTATTGGATCTCCGTTATCATCATAACTAGTTAAAGGATATCCATATTTATCTACACCATCTGTTTCAAATACTATATGATGGATAAACATTTTCCCTGGTTGTAATTTAGGATTATGCTTTAGTATCATGTACATATAGATGCTTAACTGCAGACTGTAGTGATTAAAATTACAATCATCTAAACTAGATACAGGAGAGAGCATTTTTTCAGATACTCCCTCCCAATCTTTGTAAGATTCAGTCTTAATCTCTTTATTAGTTTTATAGTCAATAATGTTTACTTTACCATTAACTACTTCTACGAGATCTGACTGACCACAGATGCCTGCTGATTTAAGATAAACCATATGCTCTGGATACACGCCTGGTTCTAGTTTTTGTGAGGGTGCTAACTTAATACCATCATTTAAATCTGTTGGTTTAAATACAGGTACAGTTACACCTTCTCTTTCTATTGAAGCTAAAGCACATAAGTCAGCTTCTCTTTGGTTATGATAAAAAGTTCCAAGAGACATTGCTCTTTCTGATTCAGCATTCCAAATAGATACTATCTCTTTTGGAGTATAGCCGTACCACTTAGATCTTTTATTCTTACAAACCTTCTTTGCTACTTTCTCAGCATCAAAGGGTATCTTAAAATGTGATACCAAAGTTGTTACACTTATCCAATTAATC